CCTACCGGAAAGATGATTGCGGTCAAGGGCAAGAAGTTCCAAGAGGGGATGGCGGTCTGTCCCGTCCTGACAGGCCGCAGCGTGGCTAACGGTGCGCTGATGAACAACTCCTGCGATGCGCCAGCCGGTAAGGTCTGGAGCTTGTTCAGTACTGTGAGCGAAGCGCCACAAGCGCCGTCGTGGGCAGTCGCGCCGTTGGTGAGTCGATCATTCATCCTCGGCAAAGATTCGGGGATGTCGAACCAGTGGTCGTTCCTGTGCGACAAGCAAGCGAAGAAAACCAACGGGGTGCAGCTTGCGTCCTGTTACGGCCCGATCAATGAGTCCCCGGCGACCAACGGGCATATCAAGTCCGGTGCAAAAATTATCACCGATGCCCCAGTCGGGGTATTGAATCCCGTAGGAGGTAATTTCTGATGTATTCAATCAAAGCTATGCTGCAATCAAAATCCATGTGGTTCTCTGGGGGCGTTACTGCGCTTGGCGTTGTCGGCTGGATCAGTGACCACTCTGGCGTGATCCTCGCGCTGGCCCCGCAGCTTGGGCCTCTGCTGACCTGCATTGGTGCGGTGGGGATCGTCCTGCGGGTGCTGACCGAAAAGTCCACGGCGTGGAAAGCGCCGGTTGAAGAACGTGTGGTTAACTGAACACTTCAGCCTCGCCGAACTCACCGTCACCGACCACCGGACGCTGGACAACACGCCAGATCCGGTGGCGCGGGCAAACTTGCTCCGGCTTGCAAAGTTTCTTGAGCGGGTCAAAACGGTCCTGGGCGGCAAGCCGATAATTGTCACCTCGGCCTACCGCTCCAAAGCGGTCAATTCGGCCTGTGGCAGCAAGGAGACGAGCCAGCACAGGATTGGGTGCGCGGCTGACTTCAGAGTGCCGGCAATGACCCCTAACGATGTTGTACGGGCTATCGTGGCTTCTGATATTGATTACGATCAGTGCATTCGAGAGTTCGACACCTGGACGCACCTGAGCATCACCAGCTTGCCAGCCCGCCGGATGTCGTTGATAATAGACCGCGCGGGCACTCGACTTTTTTCGTGATGCCGTGGTGATTCAGCCCCCCTAAGACGGGGGCTTTTTTTTACCCCTCCACCGAGTAATTTCTGGAAGGCGTTTCCCAGTTTGGGTTGGGTTTTGGATTGATCCAGCTAGGGTCGTGCCAAACTAAACGGTTGTTAGGGTACGCAATCCACTGCCCATTTTGCAATGAAATAATGTGGTGGTTTTTGTGCTGGTTTGGAATTTCGCTCCAGCCGGTCTGCATCCAATCCACCGTGAACAGGTAGTTACCCTTGCGGATATGCCCGTCCCGGCCCAGCGCGGTCACAGCATGGTTTTTGAGGAACGGCAGCGCGACCACCGTAAACTCATATCCGTAGCTGTCCCACCAGCACGACTGCTCTACAGGCAGCGGTTCACAAGGTTTGCTGCATATCATGTGAATCGGCACTCGCGCCCATTGAGCGCCGCTGTCGAGCATTACCTGGAACATGGGTACGCGCGCTGGCTCTGCGCGGAACGCAAACGCTATTGCTGGAGTGAATTCGCCGTGGCCATGTTGCTCGTCGAACAAAAATTCATTTCTAACGAAGCAAGTCGTGAACGGCGTTTCGCCGATTAAAGTCACAGGTTCTTCTCCGTAGTGTTCCTCGAAGTTTCGATAGCGTCGGGCGGCAACCTGTCAGCCGCGCCAGATCGGGCCTCGGCGAGGCAATCATCGCGCTCGACCGCCGCGTGGAGTTCCCGCAGCGCGGCTTGCAGGATCGACTCAGTGATGTGCTGCGCTTCAAACCATAGCTCCGCATCGTCTGCTTGGCGCTCGACGATCTGCTTCACGGTTTCGGTCATTTCTTCTCGCCCTTGTGGACGTACTGCGTGTGCCCCGCCCACCGCACCCCCATCTGCTCTATAAGAGCATCGACCACGACCTGTCTTGCCGTGGTCTTCTCCGGGTCTGGACGCAATGCTTCTGAGTAAGGTCTGATAGCCACCATCGTGGGGGTGGCGCTGCCTGTCTCCAACCAGCCGAGTAATCTCATTTGTCGCGCTCGGCTATTGTTTCTTTTGAATAAGCCATCTCACACCTCCAGCCTGTCTACCTGCGACTGCAATGCCGTGGCAATAGCACCAACTCGATCCGCCAGCGAGTTCAGATCGCAATTCAAAATCGAATTGCCCTCCCGCGCAGCGTCGGGTTCGACCAAGTAGTTGTCGTTGGTGTTGGTCGTGACCGGCAACAGGCGGATAAACAGCCGCTCGGTTACTTCTTGCAGATGGGCGATACGCTTGTCCAACAACTCTACGGCGGCGCGTATCGGCGGCATTACATCGTCGGGCATTTTGGCTCCCGATATTCACGCGACACTTCAACACCAAACAAGGCGCGAATCTTAGCCTCGATTCGGATGACCGCAGCAAGTCGCTGAGTTTTAGTTTCTAGGGTTTTCCCCACCGCTATAAGTTCCTGCCTCCATACCTCGGATATCGGGTACGGTATGGCGCGGTAGGTGAGGATTTTTACCCCATTGCGGTCTGTTGTAATGCGACCACCGTCGCTTGCTGCCACCGGTTTGCTCACTGGTCATCTCCTTCTGTAGGCGCGAGTTGGCGCGGGTTTTTCCAACCAAACATTCGTGTGCGGCGTGAGGTTTTTTGTTGCCAGCATCTTCAAGGTAGAAGCCTTCCGCTGCTCTGTGGTTCGGCTCGGCGGCGCTGCTTTTCTGAGATGCGTTGTCACCGGCAACGACGCGCGCATCCTGTCATGCGCTTCTTGATGTTTTACCGACATTTGATCCTCTCTATTTCGCGTTCCAGATACCATCGGGCTTTCTCCAAATCGGCAACCGTTTCGCCCTTCAGCCCGGCGCGCCAGATATATTTGATGGCGTTGCCGAGGTTGAAATTCATGTGCTCGGTGATCTGAATGCACTCGATCCCCGATGGGTGGCTCTTGTAATGTTCCGGGTTAGTTGGATCCACGCAGCAACTCCACCCGTTCCCGCGACATGCGCAAGATGTTGTACCGCTGGTGCAACCGCGTCAGCACCTTAAGGCGCCGAGCGCCTGCTTTTTCTTCGTTCAGCATCTGCAACACGTCGTCCTCGATTTTCGAAGTGAGGACTCGATTAAGATCACGCCAGGTTATTTTTTTCAATTCTTTTCTCCAGTTCGTTAATGTTGTACCGCACCCGCAACAACCCCCGCTCGGCGGTGTTGAATTGCCGGGATCGGATGGTCAGTTCAGCTTTCGCCATCTTCAGCTTGGCCTTCAGTGCGTCGATTCGTTTCACTTCAGTGCCTCCATTGCGAGTTGTGATAGGGACTTCTTGTCGTGCAGCGCGGCGTAGATCTTCTCGTCCACCGTGTCCTCGGTGAGCAAGACGTAGCACCACACGTCATGCGTCTGGCCGCTGCGGTGCAGGCGCCCAATGGTCTGCTCGAACAGTTCCAACGACCAAGGCAACGCCAAGAACACGATGTGACAGCCACCGTGTTGCAGGTTCAGGCCGTGGCCGGCAGACTTGGGATGCACCAGCAACAGCTCGATCTCTCCCGCGTTCCAGCGGTCGATGGCCTCCGGCTCGTCCAAGGTAGACGCCCGTGGGTAGCGGCGCTGCAACGCGGCCAGTTCTGCCTGGTACTGGTAGGCGATGATCGTGTTCGCGTGCTGGTTCTCCGAGAGCAGGTCGTCCAGCACTTGGAACTTGTGGTCTGACATCCACTTCGTTTCCTTGCCCTCGGCGTAGACGAAACCCGAGGCCATCTGTTGCAGCTTGCTGGTCACCACGCCGGCGTTAGCCGCAACCGCCTGGGTGTCGGGGAACAGCAGCATGAAATCCTTTTTCATGGCCTTGTAGTCGGCCATGTCCATTGCGCAATTCATTACCACCGTGTGCAGCGGCGGCAGCTTGTCCTTGTACTCGCCAGCGTCCAGAACGAACGTGGCCGGCTTGATGCGCTCCATCACCTGCTCCAACGCCCCCTTGGCTGGCGTCCACTCCCCGAAGTCACGGTTGATGCAGTAGAAGTATTGCTGTAGGAACGCGCCCTTGCTGCGGCCCAACAGCGTCTGGTCGATGACCTTGCACTGACCGAATACGTCCTCCAGACCGTTGGAGGTGAAGCTGCCGGTCAACCCCCAGCGGATCCGCATATCGCCCAGCACCTTCAGCAGCGCCTTGAACCGCTTGCCGGAGGGGTTCTTCAGGCGCGTTAGCTCGTCGAACACCACGGCATCGAAGCGTAGCGGCTGCTCGGCCAGCCATTGCAGGTTGTCGTAGGTGGCGACCACCACCTGCACGTTGGCCTGTAGCGCCTTCACCCGCTGCGTCGGCGTGCCGATGACCACGGACAACGACAGCCCCGGTGCCCACAGCTTGGCCTCCACCGGCCAGACGCTGACGGCGACCCGCTTGGGCGCCACCACGAGGAACCGCTGCACCTCGCCCGCGCCCAGCATGTCGCGCATGGCGGTGAGCGTGATGGCGGTCTTGCCGGCACCGACAGGAGCGAGAATCATGGCCCTGTCCCGCTCGTACAGGAAGTCAGCGGCTAGGTTTTGGTAGGGTCTAAGATTCAAGATACGCCTCTATAAAGGTTTGCGCGACTTGCGGGACAATGGCATTGCCGTAGGCGCGCAAGCGTCCCACTCTGCCGGGTATCCCATGAGCCAACGGGAATGTGCCGGGTTCAACTGGCCGGGCTTTTCCGTCGCGTCAGGGGAGCCAATCGCAGTCAGACCAGCTACTCTGGGTAACTGATCGAGCCTGCTGCGCGTTGACTTGTCCGGGTTCGTTCCTGTTTCGCTCATCCCCGGCGAGTCCTTCCAATCCCTCGCGCTGGCCGTCGGCCAACTCGCCAACGAGCTCGCCATCCCCAGCGTCATCCCGAACCCGTTGCCGTTCGTCTGCCTCGCCTTGCACTCCTCCCTGCGCGTCTCCCATCGACTGTCCGTATCGTTCTGCGGCCCCGCGTTCGGAGTCGGCCAACTGGTCAACGTCACCGCCCCTTCCAAGTCCATCCCGCCCGTGTGCGTCGGTGTCGATTTGACGTTCGGCCCCCCGCTCGGTGTGTTTGGCGTAGGCCAACTCGCCAACGCCGCAATCCGGCTGACCGTGGGTTTCCCCTCGGCTATCCCCCGCATGGCCGCTTGCGGCGAGGAACTTAAATGTGCGTCCCCCAGCAACGGTGTCGGCCACGAACCACAATCTTTGTCTGATGTGCGGCGCGCCGACGCCGCCAGCCGGTAGACCAACCGTCCCGCAGGCGTAACCTTCTCCCTCCAGGTCAGCTTGAACAAGGTCGAGCCACCCGTGGTTAATCGCTGCTTCAACCTGCTCACCAAAGATAACGTCAGGTTTGCACTCGCGGATGAGGTTGAACCAGGTGGGCCAGAGGTGACGCTCGTCTGTAACGCCCCCCCCGGCACCGGCTGCGCTGAAGGGTTGGCAGGGGCAACTGCCCGTCCAAACAGGTCTGTCCTCGGGCCATCGGGCAAGGCGCAGGGCGCGACTCCAGCCGCCAAGACCGGCGAAGAAATGGCACTGAACAAATCCGTTAAGATCACTTGCTCTGACATCCTTGATGCTCCTAGAATCGACTTCACCTTGGGGCAAATGCCCCGCTGCAATCAGATTGCGTAGCCACTGCGCGGCATACGGGTCAAACTCGTTGTAGTAGTTCATCCACCTCACCTTTCGATCTAATCACAACGTAATTCATTCCCATGCGGCGCATCTCGGCAGCAAACAGCTTCTGCCACGGCGAGAGTCTGCCCTTTACAGTCTTCAGTTCCACAAACCACACCACGCCCCCTGGCAGCAGCACGATGCGGTCAGCCACCCCGACACGCCCCGGTGACACCCACTTATATGCAATGCCGCCATGCTCGACGGTGCGGCGCACAAGGTAGCGTTCGATGTCACGTTCCATGTAAAAAACTTTAGCACAGAAATAAAAAGTATGCTAATCTTCTTTTTCACTACAGGAGAGTCAAATGGGATACGAACGGTGCATGTGTGGGGCAAGCGATTGCCCGATTTGCGGGCCATTGCAAGGCTATGCCAGCAGCGAGCGCGATCTGGAACTGGCGTTGGACGAGGTTGTCGAGTGCATCCTCGAACACGGCCAATGGCCCAAAAAAGGCCGCGCCCAGTTTGACCTTTACGATTATCTTCTTGAGAACCGCGACCCCAGCTACGCGCTGGAGATGTACGTCGCTGCGATTAGCAGCAACGAATACGCTCTTGAAAATCGTCGTGACCTCCAGCGCAAGATCGTCGAGGAGCTGCTTATCAAACATCTGAGGGGATCTGACCTAGTGGCCGACCACGCAGCCGAGGCGTACACAGAATGAAACACTCAACAGTCGTCGGTGGTAGCACCGCCAAGCGTGTGATGAACTGCCCCGGCTCAGTTGCGCTGGTGCAACTGGCGCCACCGTCGCCCTCCAGCGTCTACGCCGACAAAGGCACGCTGCTCCACACCGCGATCAGCGAGATGTTGTTAGGTGAGGATGATGTTATCGGCATGACCTACGAGGGACAGACGCTCGATCAGGACATGATCGACGACAAAATCAACCCGGCGCTTGCCCTGCTGGATACGCTCGACCCCGACGGTGAGATGAAGCTTGCCCTCGAGACTCGCGTGGGGTTTGGTAATTACCTGCCCGGTGCATTCGGTTCCTGCGATGTGTTGGGCCGCCTCGGCAACACGGCCTACGTCATCGACTGGAAATTCGGCGACGGCATAGCCGTAGCCGCAGAAGACAACGAGCAGTTGATGTACTACGCCGCGGCGGCCATGCGTACACCGGAAGTCGCGTGGGTGTTTGATGGCGCGGTTGCCATCGAGTGCGTCATAATTCAGCCCCCCGTAATCCGGCGCTGGACAACAACGCCCAAGCGCATCGGGCAGTTTGCGCGGCAACTGAAAAAGGCCGTCAACCTCAGCGCGCAGCCGGATGCAAAGCTCAACCCCGGCGAGCATTGCCGGTTCTGTCCCGCCCGCCCGACCTGTCCCGAGATGACCGGCGCGGTGGATCGTGCGCTGAAGGTCAAGCTGGACGCCATTGACGACGCGATGCTGGGCGCGTATGCGTCCAACGCGGTCTTGTTGCAGGGCTGGATCGACAGCATCAACGCGCTGGTGCAGGCCAAGATTGAGAAGGGCTATAAAATACCCGGCTGGAAGATGGTCGCCAAGAAAGGCCTTCGCCAGTGGGCCGATGAGCAGGTGGCCGTCACCACGCTGCGCGAGTTGGGCTGCGAACCGTGGAAGAAGCCCAAGCTGATCTCGCCAGCGCAAGCAGAAAAGAAAATTAAGAATCTGCCCGAAGGACTGACCGTGTCAGTCTCATCGGGCGATACGTTGGCACCGGAGTCAGATCCGAGGCCGGCGGTTTTGCAAATCGGGCAGCAGTTGACCGCCGCCCTCTCTAAACTTATCTAGGAGTAAAGTAATGTTAAAAAAAGGTGAATTTACATTGGCAGATGAGCAAGCACAAGCTGAAGCAATTTATCGCGACATCGTGGGTGTGGTAAACGCTCATCAACCGTTGATATGTGGCGCGGTGATTATCGCACTGGCTACCGCCATAGCGGAAGCAACACGCACACTGTCAGAGCCGAATAAACTCGCGGCAATACATGGTGCGGCGTGCGTAATCGCAGAGCGACACGCCCAAGATGCAGTCCAATCAAATCAAATCAACTAGGAGTAAAGTAATGTCTGATCTAGTAACTTTTGCAGGAGCAAACCTCCCCACTGTTGCCTCACTGGCAACGTCACTCCGTAAGCTGGAGTCCACCGCAGGCCCGGCGGGCATTGCGATCCTGAAGATGGATCGTACCGGCCATTGGGTGTTCGGTGCAGACCAGACCGAGGTGGAGGACGGCAGTCATTGGGCCGTCAACCCGTTCTCTTTCGTCCACGGCTATATCGCCTGGGGCGACGGCGAGGTGCTGGGGGAGCGCATGGCCTCGGTCAGCGATCCGCTGCCGGAACTCGACGTGGCCCCTCCCGGCGCCAAGAAGGGTTGGGAAACGCAGGTCGGCATGTCGGTCAAGTGTCTGACCGGCGAAGACGCCGGTATGGAAGCGCGGTTCACCACCACCTCGGTGGGCGGCAAGCGGGCTGTGCAGGAGTTGGCCGTCACGATTGCGGCGCAGGTCGATAAAGACCAGAATGCGCCGGTGCCGATTGTCACGCTTGGCAAAGAGCACTATCAGCACAAGAGCTATGGCCGCATCTTCACGCCAGCGTTCGGTGTGCTGAAGTGGATCAGCTTGACCGCTGAGGCAGCAGCACCGGAGGCTGCGGTTGAGGCTCCCGCACCGGCGCCCAGCCGTCGTCGTCGGGTAGTAGCGTAAGAGGGAGCGGGGGCGCAGGTCGGCCCCCGTCCCACAATAAATTAAAGGACAAGCAAAATGAAAACATTAATCGACATTAAACAAGACATGAGCGAGTTATATGACGCAGTGAAAGCCGGCACAGTGGATCTCAAGACCGCCAGCGAGTTGGCTAACATCAGTGGCAAGTTCCTCAAGGCCGAGCAGCTTGCATTAGCCCGCGATATTTTTATCAACAATAAACAGTTGGTGATTGAAAATGACGCCCGCTGAAAAAAACAAAATTTGGCGCGATGCCAACAAAGAAAAAATCAATGCGCGCCGCCGCGAATACTACTGGGCTAATCGGGAGAAAAAATTAGCCCAAGCAAAAGCATCAAAAGCGCGCAACAAGGCGCAAGTGCTTGCTGCCGCAAAAGCGTATCGTGAAGCAAACCGCGAAACGGTAAACGCCAGAGTAGCTGAATGGGCGGCTAAAAATAAAGACAAGAAAAAAACAGGTGATGCCGATTGGCGTCGTCGTAATCTCGAAAAAGTGACGGCAGCCAACAATGCGTGGGCTGTTGCAAATAGCCAAAAAGTAGATTTCATTAAAGCGAAAAGCTATTTAGCTAAACGTCTTGGCATGGCCCCCGCCGCATTGCCAACTGATTTGATTGCGGCGCAGGCACTTATAGCCGCTATTCGCCGTGAGCTTAGAAAGTGATCTGGCTCGATTTTGAAACCCGGTCACGCTGCGACTTACGGAGTCGTGGCGTCTACAACTACGCGCAGGATGCCAGCACCGAGGTGCTGTGCATGTCCTACGCGGTTGACGACGATGAGGTGGCGACCTGGTTACCGGGTCAGCCGTTCCCCGACCTCAGCGGCCATCAGATCCTGGCCCACAACGCCGCTTTCGATCGGCTGATTTTTTGGTATGTCATCTGCCCCACGCTGGGTATACCCGAACCACAGCTAGAGCAGTTCACCTGCACCGCCGCGCAGGCTCGCGCTAACTGCCTCCCCGGCAGTCTGGGGGACGTAGGCCGCGCCGTGTCGAGCAAGATGAAGAAAGACCACCGTGGCTCGGCATTGATTCGGTTGCTGTCTGTCCCGCGCAAGGACGGCACCTTCAACGACGACCCGACACTGATGGCCGAGTTCTTTGCCTACTGCGAGCAGGACGTGCGGGCCATGCGCGAGATCAGCAAGGCCATGCGCCCGCTGTCCGACGACGAACTGGCCGACTACCACGCGAGCGAGCGAATCAACGACCGTGGTGTGCTGGTGGATCTTGATCTCTGCCGCGCTGCGATTGGCTACGCCAAGGAAGAACTGCTGGCGATACAGGCTATCGTGGCCGAGGTGTCCAAGGGCGAGATCACCAGCGTCCGGTCGCCCCGGATGGGGCAGTGGGTGCAGGCGCGTGTCGGCCCAGAGGCCGTGAAGCTGATGTGGACGGGGGAAAAGTTCTCCATCGACAAGTCGGTGCGCGCCAACCTCTTGACCCTCGGGCCTGACGAGGTGCCCGCCGACGTGGCTGAGGTGATCCAATGCGCCGATGACCTGTGGGCCTCAAGCGTGGCAAAGTTCAAACGGCTTGCGGATCTTGCAGACACCGAGGACCACCGCGTGCGCGGCGCGTTCGTGTTTGCTGGTGGCAGCGCCACGGGCCGCGCCAGTAGCTACGGTGCCCAAGTCCACAACTTCACCCGCAAGGCAGCAAAAGACCCCGCCGTCGTGCGCCAGGCGATGGTGCGCGGCCACAAGATCGTACCTGCCTTCGGCCCCCGTGTGACCGACGTGCTGAAGGGTATGCTACGCCCCGCGCTCATCCCGGCGCCGGGTAACGTGCTGGTGGTGGCCGACTGGTCAGCTATCGAGGGCCGCGTGAACCCGTGGTTGTCCAACTGCCCCGCCGGCGAGGCCAAGCTCGACGTGTTCAGGTCTGGGCGTGACCCCTACAAGGTCAACGCGATGGCGACCTTCGGCGTGGCCTACGAGGCCGTGACCGGCGAGCAGCGACAAGTCGGCAAGGTGCAGGAGTTGGCTCTTGGATTCTTGGGCGGTGAGGGATCGTTCGACACCTTCGGTCGGGTCTACGGCGTGCGGGTGGACAACATCCCCCGCGTGATACGCCTGTGGCGCGCCACCAACCCGTGGGCGATGCAGCATGGGCAGGATCTAGAAGCCGCCTACACTCGCGCCATGCGGAACAAGGGGCGCGAGTTTGCAGCCGGTCGAGTGGTGTACCTATTCGACGGCCAGCACCTGTGGTACTCGCTCCCCTCGGGCCGAGTGCTATGCTATCCCTTCGCGAAATTAGAACTGGACGGTGTGTCGTACCTGAAAGCCGCCTGGAAGCCCGCCGCCGACGCGACAGAGTGGCCGCGCGCGCGGTTGTGGCGCGGGCTGGCCGTAGAGAATATCACCCAAGCAACGGCCAACGATCTACTGCGCGTCGCGCTGCGCCGCATCCCCGACGTGGTGCTGCACTGCCATGATGAGGTGGTGGTGGAGTGTGCCGACGACCGCGCTGCCGAGGTCGAGCGGGTGATGTGCGAGCCGCCCGAGTGGGCCGCTGGCCTGCCGCTGGGGGCCGAGGTCAAGATAATGACGAGGTACGGAAAATAAAACGCCCGCCGGGCGCTGATCCCGGCGGGCGCTAAATGCAACCAACCCAGAGGAACTATAGCATGGACTTTATTGAATTTGTCACCAGCTTGGCACCCGAAGGCGAGACTGTGTTGTTTGTACACCAAAAAGGCGGGGGTTATATACCGCAACTGCCGAACGTCCGTCGCCGTGCCGGCGGCGCTTGGTACGTCAGTAGCGGCAGTTTCATCCTCGACCGCATGACCGGCGGTTTGTCGGCCAGCACCGCCAACTGCACTCACGTCACGTTTATTGCCGTGGACGACGTGGGCACCAAGAGCAAGATACCGCCGCTGGAACCGACGTGGAAAATAGAATCCTCGCCGGGTAATTTTCAATGGGCGTGGGTGCTGAGTGTGCAGGTGCCGGTGGCCGTGGCCGACGCCGCTGAGCGCGCCTTTGCCGAGGCCGGCTACACCGACAAGGGCGCCATCAACGCCGTTCGCAACTGGCGCATCCCCGGCAGCGTCAACCTGAAAGAGGGCCGCAACCGTTTCGCCGCCGTCCTGACCGAGTTCCATCCCGAGCGCGAGTTCACGCTCCCGGCCATCTGCGCCGCACTGGGCGTGACGCCCGCCGAGGCCGACACCACCACCGCGCGCATCGCCACCTTGGATGACGACGGCACCGACGACGTGCTGGCGTGGCTCTCGGAGGCCGGTCACCTCACCGCTCGCGGCAACGCCGCTGGGTGGTGGGGCGTGGTCTGCCCTAACAGCGACGCGCATACCACCGGCGAGATCGAGGGCCGTTACATGCCGGTGAACCGGGCCTACACCTGCCTCCATGCCCACTGCG